TGTCACCCAATTCAAATTCTCCACATATATTGTGATATCATATCCGTAATTTGTAGTTGCAAGTAGCGGCCATGGATTAAGATCGACCTGCAAATTCTTAATACGACTACTATTGATTGAACCATCAGGCTGGAAGCCAGGAGAATTTAGTCCAAAAGGATACACTATAAGGTTAGGATCAGGTGCACCGCGTAAATACTTCCAGGGGACAACAAAGGAGAAGTACCCTATAGGTTTTATTTCCTGGAGTTCATTGCCATCACCGAGAATTGCCAGCGTCTGCAAAATAGGTTGCTGGCCAGCAGTCCCTACCAGGCGACCAGTTGCTTCTGATGTGACTACCCATGGAGGATATGGTGTAGACGGCGCAATAAATGGTGTAGTCTGGAATGGCCAGTTGCTGTAATTTGCGACATCATTGCGATACTGGAGGGAATCGGACCTCCTCGGCACAATAATCATACGATTAATCGGATTATGCGTATAGAGTTCAACGAATTGCCGTGTAACAATGCCAGGGAATTGATATGCAGTCACCTGATGCACCATATATTGCAGCGGCTCCTTCGCGAATTTAGTACGTTCATCATCGGTCAAATATACATATGTCATTTGGAGACGGGGGCGGAGTGGCCAGGATTTGATGAGTGGCAGAGGCTGCCCCCAGTCAACGAGGAAATTGTCAATTGTAATATCTGTAATATCGGACACTGCAGAATAGGATGGATTCGTCGGCTGTGTAGGTGGCAGACTAGAAAGGCGATAGCCAGGACGGACAACATAGCCACTCGGATCAAGAATCTGATAGAGCTGCTGTATAGGCCTCAAAGTGATCTGCACTTCACATTCAACATATTGGAGAGCAACAAGGGGGAGTGCACCATACGTTGATTCAGTAAACCAGAAAGGGAGTGGAACCTGGATTTCACGGCCGAAAATGGATGGACGATTTACATTAGGAGGCACCGCAGCCGTGTCATTGAAAACGAGCGGATAGCCAACACTTGCAGAACCACCCGCATAAATTCCCCGCTGGGGATTTGTAAGTTCTGCGACATCACCTACGAGGCGCTGCCACTTATTGAAAGTATCCACATCGTAATCCGCCTGGGCTTTCGCTATCATATATGCGCCATCGAATTCCTGGATTTTTGAACCACCAATGAAGAATGCAATATTCTGTATAATATGGCAACCGACAAATCTCACCCAATTAAAATTATACTGTGCCTGACGCTTCGCAAATACAGCCGGATCTTCCAAATCAAGTGCCTTACAGTATATATCGGGCAGCGTGAAAGTGAAATACATGTCACGTATAAGATCAGCATTACGAGGGAGTTTCATACGAACTTGCACAGGAGAATCGAAGAATAGCTCCGTCGGGCCATCCATTGCCTGTGTAATGGACTCCTCGGCAAAATGGGAATATTTCCTGTATGTCTTATAAAAATAGGTGAAATCTGGATTCCCGCTTAATAGTACATTTTGTGCTCCGTAGGCCACTAATGAAAAAAGACCTCCACCTGGCATTCGCTAGTTTTGCCTCATTTAATATATCGAATCCTTATGTGCGCACATCAAGGAGTATTTCACCATATAGGGTCTATAAAATCTATATAGTAAAATACTGTCATATTCAGTCAGATTTATGCGGAGCCGCTGCCATTCTGTATCCACCAACTATCTGCAAGGTAGGGTGGCAGAGCCATATCACTGGTATCCATCTTCTTTGATGGGCCTTCATTCATCAGCGCAGCAATTTCACTGTAGCCGAGAGCATAGCTGAAATATGTCAGGCGACTAATGAATCCCTTTGCTGAACCACTCACACGGAACCCATCTGCATCAGTAGAAGGCATAGTAGACTGCAGCTTCTGAATATTCCTCTGGCTGAAACAGTATATATTGCCATAATTCATATAAGGAGGATAGCCCTCAAATGGCAGTTTCTTCGCCAGATTCCCATTCACATAGACCTCACCATGTGTTGCCTTACAGGCAACCACAACATGGACCCACTTATCGACTGGGAAGTTTTCAATATCGAGATAGGTATTCCATGTCTTGTATGTATTCATGTAAACACGTAGTGCATTTGTGTCCTCGCGCATATATACACCGGGATTCATGAGAGGAATCTGACCAGGAACACCCTTATGGAAAATATGCTTCAGTTTAGTCTCCCCAGTTGCAAAATTGGAGGAATTCATATAGAGGAAGAATGCATATGTATATTCTGGACCAGTCCGCTCATTATCAGAGAGGGCAATTGTAACTGCCCCAGGAATATTAGGATTCTGAATCAGAGTCTTGGATGCGCCATCCGTTGCATACGTATTTGGCAGTAGATTCTTCCTATATAGATTTAGACGGTTGATATATGTATAGAGGAACTCAATAGACATCAGCACAATATACAGGACAACCACCGTAGAAAGAGATACAAGTAGTTGTGGCACAACACCAGTGCCGGTCAGAATACTATTCGCGCGCTGTATATTTGTGTTATAACTCTCTTGGTACATTTCGTTGGACCGTAACACCTAATCGTGTGGCAGATTTAGTTATTGCGCCTGGGCTCAAAGAAGGACTTCAGCCATGCAAGAATATCGGAAGTAGGCTCTGGACCGGCCATATACTTCTTATAGACATCATCGGGATTGAGTGCAGTGCTGAACATCTGGACATTGGATACTAGGCCGCCAAAACCACCCTTATCGAGCAGTTTAGCAACATAGGCATTGCCATCTACCTTGTAGAATGTAGGCATTACACAGGAGCGTGCAAGCTTGCCGTCAATATATGTATCACATGTCTTGCCATTGACTGTAATCGTCACATTTATCCACCTCTGCAGATCAATATCGGCCACATTGCAAGAACCAGGCTCTGCAGCATCTTCACTAACAACTGTGGTATTGAATGTGGAGTCATAATTTGATGCAGCCAGATCAACTGCATTAGATACTGCTGCACCGGCCTCCTTCATATGCAGCTTGACATGCAGTGCATTCTTTGTGCCACCTAGATATACACGGATAGTATCAAATGTGCTACCGCCAATACTCAAAATGTGCTTATTCTTATTCTGCCTCACACTCCAGTTCTGAACATAGATCCACATAGAGATGGTGAATTCACCGCCCTCATAGAGTGGCACTAGATCCCTCGCCTGTATGATTATTGGCGCAGTTGCATTTGCTTCCCTCCTACCACCTATAAGGCTTACACTTGTCACATTAACTGCTTTGAACAGATACTGGTACAGATAATATACTGCAAATATTGCCAGTATAATTATGGCAATAGTTATAAGCTTGGAGACAATAGGTGCAATACTATTTGAATCAGCGCTGTTCATTACGCGTTCTACCTATTATCACAATATATGAATTATTCAAGCATAGAAATTCTCATATTGAGATAATTTAGCTGGCTAGCAAGCCCCTATGCTGGGAACAGTGTCCCCCATACATTAAAGCCAGGGGCTGGGCCTATATTATCACATGGTAGACCGGGAATGCATGCATTAGCAATTTCACCTGGAAGATCTACACTCTGAATTGTGGGTAACCGTATACCACGCGGAGCCCCTGCACCATCTACTAGGCGCCTTCTCTCAATTGCTGCATCTTGTGCACTAATACGTTTATTTGCAACTAGTACATGTACACCATGGCCTAATAGATTAGCATCTCCCATCCTCAAAGGGTTACTAGATATGCGTGGATATGTGCTGAATGTATGACTGGCTACTAGGTCATCATTGTAGTATACGTCAAAGCGCCTCCCACTACGGAGAATAGCGACATAGACCCATTTCTGCAAGGGGAAATTAGGAAGAGTCATCGTATCAACATCAGATGGATTAGGTCCAGACATTATACGAAGTTGAGATGTTGTCGATGTATTTCCAATATTTGTCGGGGCAATTTCAAGAGAAAATGCACCATCGACTTTGAGGAGAGGAAATGTTGAATTGACATCCCTCGGAGTTCTATCGCCCATCTGTACCCGTATAAGTGCAATGAGCGTCGATTCACCACTGCCTAGTAGGGTGCGTGTGACATCATCGGATGAAAGAATAATCTTATTTTCTGCGAGTAGAACTGGGCTAGGTACAACATCCGTTAATGTTGCAGATGGGACAATGTATGTCATTATAAGATATGTTGTGAGTGCAATTAGAAGTACGCCCAAAATAAGTGGTATCATTCTCACCACACACTCTCTCTGGCACTTACCTGGATAATTTGGGCCTAGGCTTGGACTGGGGCCTAGTCCGTAGTTCACTAGGAGCATGTGGAGGTGCTAGTCTGCATAGGCGCAGTGATCTGCGGCTCATATAAGGCTGGTCCTGCTGCAGCCAATTCAGATGGCATTAATACACGTGGCCATATATGGAGATTACGTATATCAGTACTGCTCTGTGAACTAGGTGGCCTGATAGGGCCGATATGATTCATTGGTGTCCCGCCACCACTATATGTCTTAACATTCGCCAGTTTTCCATTCATGTACACTTCGACTGCCTTTGAGCCAACTACGATTCCAATTCGGACAGTCTTATTCACCGGTACATTCTCGAGTGTAAGTGTGGTAGAAGTTGTCGTAGAATCCATTACACTTATCAGGAGGTCATTTGTTCCATTCGTCAGTGCACATGCAATATTATGCGTAGGGAGTGCCTGAATAATAGTAGAACTAGGTGTTAATGGAGTGCTACTGGGACTACCGCCACGTGATAGAACTGGTTGTATGATGTTGCTGCTGGGAAGATTACGTATATGCATATCGAACTGTATCGTATAGTTCATCACATTATTCCCGATAACGGTATTACTCAAATCAACTGCATCCTGTTTCCAATATATAGCGCCATCATCGAAGCCAGGAATTGTGATGAGACCGGGACCACCAGGGCGTAGTGAAAAGACAGGTGTTATGAAATAATGCACGAATGCCAGCATTATAAGTGCTACAAGAACAATGCTGATAATATAGGACGCCCACTGGCCTAGTGTTCCCAGTGCAAGCTGACTGCCAGTGTTGCCAGTATTACGAATGCCAGTTGTGCCGAACATATTCCACATTGACTTCGTATTTACTGCAGTTGCAGGACCAGCGCCAGTGCCAGCGCCAGTTGCAAAAATATTGCCTAGACCGAAGCCATATGTATTCGGTTTCCATGCTGTAAATGTATTTCTGAACATCCACGCTCCGAGCTCTACTAATAATGTACAGCATTTACTGCATGTATTTATTTGCCACATATGCCCCACCAGCAAGAAGACCGACCCCAAATAGCCCTACAAGGAATCCTCTCACAAAAGATGCAGTATCAACTTCCTTCATATCTTCGCGCGTCCAGACAGGTGACCTTCCACGTTTACCTAGCCTCGTATAATATGCAATAACCTCCTGTTCTGTCCATGTCGCCTTCCCCAGTTGCTTATTCACCCTATTATGAATATCAACTGTCCAGCGAAATAGGTCACTGCGTCTATCGAGGAAAGTACTGATGGGATTCTCCTTGAGATGCGCAGAGTAGTGTTCTCTGCATGTTGGGCACGGTAGCAGAAAGACGAGGCTCTCATAGAATTCCTTCGCCGCGCGTTTTTCCGTATAGGTGGGTTCCTTTGGATAAGACAGTGCAGTTATATGAATTGTATGCCAGAAGAATGGCCCCCATACAGCAGGTGGAAATTGCATGCTATCTGGCTACTTGCTCGAAAAAAACTGGCACGCATGGCCACGTAAAGGACACGCATGCCAGTATGATTAATGGCGGCATATAGTGGTAGCACTAGACAATACTTCATGTCGGGCTGCATGGTCCCACAGAAAATTGTATGTACAAATTGCGGCATTGAAGGGCATGCATATAGATCCTGTCTTGCTCCGATCACAAGTTATGGAATAATTGCAGTGCGAGGTATCAATCCACAGCTATGTTCTACGACGGACACTATCGTCGGCACGGACAATATTAATAACCTCGAATTTCTACTCATTTGTCGCAAGGATTCTCTCTCATTTGTCGAATTCATTCGTGGAAAATACACAGTAGGCGATGAGGCCTATTTGGGGATACTCTTTAAGGGAATGACATTAAATGAACACGTGAAACTACTTACAATGACATTCGATGAACTCTGGAGATCAGTCTGGGGCGAGACATCACGGAATCACAAGAGCGATTATGAACAGTCCGAAAAGAAGTTTGCACAGATTCACGGGAAGCTCGCCGAGCTGCTTGACAAGTACAAGACGAAGTGGATGGAACCAGAGTGGGGTTTCCCCAAAGGGCGCCGCAATCCACATGAAACCGATATTGCATGTGCTATACGGGAATTCCACGAAGAGACTGGTATTAGGCGTGATCGCCTCGATATTGTACAAAATACAGGTCCACTAGAGGAGAATTTTATGGGATCAAATCGGATCCACTATTGTCATAAATATTATGTTGCTCTATGTGATGTGTCTGGGAGTGTCGCAATTGAAGTAGATAATCCTCATATGGTACGCGAAATCGGCAGCATTGAATGGCTGACACTGGATGCTGCACTTCAAAAGATACGCCCGGATAATATTGAAAAACGTGAAATTCTACTGAAAGTTGGACGTCTAATGCGAAACTTCTGCCCTATAGTGGTGACTGGGCGCGACTAGATGCCCATCTATTTGTTTTAGGTCTACCTAATAGTGAATGTCGGCCGCGGCTGATAGTAATGAAGCAGTTCTTACTAAATGGAGTGATCTGGGGACTGAAGAGGGGGATCTTACTGGCCTAACAAGCGAGGAATTGGTTGCACGCTGGGATTCTCTCGTAAGTGCACGCGACGATGTGCTGGCAGAGTTGCAGAGCCGCGATCTGTATCCATCGGCGGAGATGAATCGCTGGGAGGCGGAGACTGGCGCGTATCCCTCCCAGGAGGACCCCGCATTTCTGGCGAAGCTACTGTCGAAGAGGGAATTCGCCGAATCGCTTCAGACAAACTGGAAGCCGAAATATGATGCATGTGGCGAAGTCGAGCAGTTTGAGGTGACACCTGTGCAGAGATTCGTATCAAATCTGATGAATCCACGGACGCCATATATGTCTGCTCTTCTATATCACGGTGTCGGTGTAGGTAAGACATGTTCAGCAATTCAGATTGCAGAGGCATGGCTGGAGGAGTATTCGCGTCAGAAGGTCATTATAATAACCCCGCCAACAATTCGCGAAGGATTTATTCGGACAATATTCGACAGTAAGCGTCTGACGCTCGGCGAGTCTGCAACCACGCCAAATAACCACGTTGGCTGCACAGGCAATCGCTATTTAGAACTGACGAATAGCGTATTTGAGCGTGAGATAGGCAAAATAGACTATCGTGTTAGGCGCGAAATTAATAGGCGTTATTCGATCATGGGCTATATTGCATTCGCTAATTATATACAGGATCTACTGAAGAAAATTCCAGCAGATATATCCGCCGAGAGACGTGAGAAGCTGAAGGGTGATATTATTAGGCGCGAATTCAGTGGCAAACTCCTTATAGTGGATGAGGCACATAACTTGCGCGATCTTCCAGATGAGGTGGCGGATGCGGAGCCAGATGCACCAGGCGGTCCAACTGAAAAGGCGGATGCTGCTGCAGGGAAACTGCTGACGCCCTATTTGCGCGATGTACTGAAATTCAGTGAAGGCATGAAACTCGTTCTTATGACAGCCACGCCAATGTACGATAATTATCGCGAAATTATTTTCATACTGAATCTCCTACTGATGAATGATAAGAAGGCCACACTTACAGAGAGCAAGATCTTTAACAAGAAAGGTGATATTACAGAGGCCGGTGAAAAACTACTCGGCGCTGCGGCCATGAGATACATTAGTTTTATGCGCGGCGAGAATCCGCTCTCATTTCCTATTAGGCTGAAGCCGACTGGCGTGGAATATCTGACTGCTGCGACATATCCTGCGGCAAATCCTCGTGGGGGCCCAGTAGGTGGTGCAGCAGGCCCTTCACTAACACATCTTGAACATCTCCCTATAGTGCCTATTGAGTTGAAGGGGGATGCACTGGAAGTATCACGTGTATTTACTGCCGCGCTTCCAGAGGGGACTGGCGGATTGAGCAGTATTGCAATGACACAGCTGGTACAGGCGGCGAATTTTGTAGCACCGGCTACAGGTGAGGACGATGATTATAGTGGCCGTGTAGGGGAGGCATCACTGGGGAGACTATTTAATGAGAGTAAGGTCGACAAAGAAGTGCGCTATACTGCAGGAGAGGAACCTCGCTGGCTGGGAGTCGATGAAATAGGTGATTATGCGCCGAAGTTCGAATTCCTGATAAAGCACCTGGCTACATGTGAAGGAATCGCATTCGTATATACTCGCTTTGTGAAAGGTTCTGCAGTACCTCTTGCATTGGCTCTGGAGGCGAATGGCTATACACCATATGGGCGCAAGAGGGGACTCCTCGCACATGGACCACAGACACCAGGTGGCCGTCAGTGTGCAGTTTGTCCTAAAAGGGAGAAGGACCATGTCGGCGCGGAGGCCGATCATTTTACTCCAGCATATTATGGTCTCCTTACAGGTGATACTGCGATTTCACCTAATAATGAGTCAGTTATTAAGGCAGAGAGGGACATGGAAAATGCGGAGGGGAAGAAAATGAAGGTGATTATTGGCAGTCAAATCGCATCAGAGGGTGTGGATCTCCGTTTTGTGAGGGAGGCTCATATTTTGGACAGCTGGTACCACTTGAGCAAAATAGAACAGATTGTCGGTCGTGCAATTCGTTTCTGTAGTCATTCCGCGCTTCCAGCCGAAAAGAGAAATACAACAGTCTATCTCTATGCTGCGAAATTTCCTGATGTAGATGGCCGTGAAACGGCTGACCTATACAGCTATCGCCTGGCATTCTTTAAGGCAAGACAGGTGGGGCGTGTTACAAGGATACTGAAGCAGCATGCAATTGACTGTAATCTGAATCACGATGCAATCATCATAAAAGGTGAGGCGCCAGTTAGACAAATCGACGGGCAACGGAGGGAGAGGACAGATGTAAATATTAATGACCAGCCATTTACTGCTCTGTGTGATTGGACGGAGGACTGTGACTACGAATGTCAGCCACGCATTAAAGTGGATGTTGCAGCGGCGGATGATTCGACATATGATGAATTTACAGCTGCGTGGTTACTCTCGAAACTGAAGGATGAATTGCGCCAGAGATTTGCCCAACAGGCAGCATTTTCCCAGGAACAGATGTCTGAATTGATTGAGGCACCCAGTGCAGTGAGAAATACACTTCTGCTGGCGACTGTTGGAAACAAATCCTTTCAGGTCGAGCATGCTGGCAAGAAAGGGTATATTAGATACTGCAATGGATATTATGTATTCCAGCCGAATGTATTTGTAGATCTGGCGATTCCGCTGGCACTTCGTATGGCAAAATTTCCAGTGAAGCGTGATCATTATAGTCCAGAGGAGGTGGAAGAGGTTGTGGAGGAATTGCCAGTGGAGGAGGCGGGTGTGGAGGCAGAGCCAGAAGCCGCTGCTGGCTCTGGCGCTGCCAGTTTCTGGACCGCGATAGCGGACTGGGCGGCGGAACTGGCAGCGGCGCCAGCAGAGGCTGATGTGCCAGTGGAGGTACTCGAGCGTCTAGATCAATTGGCAGCAGGCGACAAGAAAGTCGAGACGAAGCTTCTTCTCATTCTGGAAATGATTCGCTGGTTCCAGCGTGCATATCATAAATCTCCCAGAAAAGATGAGCGTGCTGCCAGGCATACAATAAAGGAATTCTTTTGGGATAATTGGCTGCGGCTTTCTGAACAGAAGGAGTTAATGTCTGATCCACTGAATGTCGGCCTGGAAAATCGCTATGATTTCGATGGAATGGCAGTCGATAGATTCTTCGATCCAAAGGATGGCACTATAGTATTTATGTGCGATGGCGAGAATTGTACGGATGCAATTATACGTGCAGTGAAAAAGTCAAAGACAGATGCATTGGCTGCACTGGTTGTCAATCAGAGCACTACAGGGGACATAATACAGACTACCAATAATAAGGGCAAGAACACTATAGTGAAATTGCCATATGGTTTCTGTGTGGGCAAAAAAGGGTCCATTGTATTTAAAACAGGGATTGCACCTCTGGACGGTGCACCTGGCCGCGGCGCAGAGTGTTCTACTGTGAGTACAATGAAGGATCACATCGATAAACTGGTTCATATCGGACTCTATTTGCATACTATTGGTATGGGTGATCTCGACTTGCGAGAGGATACACTATATGGATCAAGAAAGGTGAGCGGTGCAGCACGAATCTGTGTGCTGATGGAACTGGTTCTTCGCTATATGGACTTGTCTGGTGCAGGTGGCAGGCGTTGGTTCTATCGACCTGTTGCAGCCGCATACACTGGCCACAAAGGCAAGTAGGCAGGGAGGGGCTAAAATTGAGATAGATTGGCTGATCATATCGTCTGGATAATCCGACTTAAGAGGTATTCGCATCACGAAATAGAGGTGAAGGATGCAGTCAACCGCATTCTTTGAGACGAAAGTCAGTATTACACCAAAAGACATGAATACGCTGATTAGTAAGCCGATGGATGATTTGCTGCTGGAGAAAGTGAAGGCGAAACTGGAAAATAAGTGCAGTTCACATGGCTTTGTTCTCCCCGGATCAGTGAAACTAGTATCCAGATCTGTTGGATACTTTGAGGCCGCGAGATTTACTGGTGATGCAGTCTATTATGTAAAGGCGGAGGGTGAAGTACTATACCCTACAGATGGCTATGAGGTGGAGGGTGAGGTTGTTCGAAAGAATAAGATGGGTCTCTATGTGGTTCATCGTAGTGCAATTAGGATTCAGGTCCCGCGTGATTTGCATATTGGATCCGAGGAGTATGAGAGTGTTGAAATTGGGGACACTGTGAAGATTAAACTGCGGAGATCGAAATTCCAGGTGAATGACGAATTCATTCTGGCAACTGGGGAGTTTGTGGAGCGGGTTGGGGGCGCTGGTGAGCGGGAGGCATCCCCCGAGGAGTCTGTAGAGGAGGGAGAGGGAGAGGTGGAAGAAGAGGGAGAAGCGGAGGGAGAAGCGGAGGAAGAGGGAGAAGCGGAGGAAGAGACAGAATCTACTGCAGAAGAGGAGGATGGTGGTGTATATGAAAGCAAGACAGGTGAGTAGGTGCACGCGGTAGAAAATAGCCACCCTGTTTCATTTGCATAATAGAAATGTCCTACGAGAAGCGTAAGATTCTCTTTGAAAATCTAAAAATATTGGTAACCAGCGAATATGAGGAGATTTATCGCATTATTAAGAGGCATAATCAGCCCTATACGGAGAACTCAAATGGAATATTTTTCAATATTATGCTAATCACGGAGGAATGCTTTGCAGATATGGAGAAATACATGCAATTCTGTATTGAAAACAGAAGCAATGAGAATTCACGCATAAAAGAAATGGCAGCCCTACGGGGTGAACTTAAGGCGCCCACGCAGTCTACTATGTAAAGATGTCAGCAGCCGCCACCACCAAATATCAAAATATCGCAGTCACCCAGCTATTTGAGTGGCTATCAAAAAATCCCAATAGGAGTCGTCAATTGGCCCCTATTGTGATTCAGCCTCCGAAGGAGGCAACGAGAGGAAATAGGATGGATGCACTCGGCCTTGATACCTACAGTGCAGTACCAATGAATCCATCCTCTATCCTGGGAATTTTCCACTGGATTGCGGATCCACTCTATGAGATCGCACTACCAACAATCAGGGCAACAATGCTGCGTGAGTTTGCAACTGCCCTACAGGAGAAGACAGATACCCTACAGGGCACAAGTCTCGCACGCAAGAGAAAGCGTCTCCATGATTGGATCGGCGCAGTAGCAGGCGGCTCCCAGATTAAGGATGACGATTGGCTAGATTTCTACAGTGCTCTGGCAACCCTACAGGGTGTTCAAATGATTCTTATTCGCCGTGAGACAACCGAGGAGGGGGAAGAGGTAACTGGAACGGGATTCAAGGGCGAGATCAGTTTTGCAACTGATCCTACCATCTGGTCTGCAGCCGAGCCAATCTACATTGCAGACTATAGAGCTCGCTGGCTTGCGGTCACAGACGACGATGAAACTTCTGCGCTAAATTTCGGCTCCTGGCTATGTGATCGCGAGTGCGCCGGCTGGCAAATCAATTGGCCAGAGGCAACTGGCACAAAAGAGAGCATTGTAGAGGAACTTCGCACCACACCTACCTGGCAGGCATCTGATTCCAAGCTAAAGAAGGATATTCTTGCAGCGCGTCTGGGAAAGGTACGTACACTTGTGGCAATTCGCGGAGACAACTAAATTTGACTATTCTGTCGCCGGCTTAAGCTAGTTTTCAACACATATTCTAGAGTTATACCCCGAACCCCAAAATGGAGATCACTTCGGCCCATTCCAAAGCTCTTCAGACTCTTATTCGGAACTGGCTTGCCCATCCCGAACACGAGCTGGAGGCAACATTTGGTGCAGGTGGTAAGGTCGACGCGACAACATTTCTGGCAATTGCCCAGCGTCTTCGGGCAAAGGGCTATGAATCCCTGCCACAGGATGACAGAATGAGCGTACTTACTCCAGATAAGGTGCGTCTATCCCTACAGGGTGTAGGTGTTATTCAGCAGTACTGCAAGGATGATACCCTCGAAGGAAAGCCCTATAGTGCTATGATTAAGGATCGTTCTAGCATGGAGAGCAATCTGGATCTGACTGAATATGATATTCGCATTAAGAGTCGCAGAGAAATCCCTCTGACTGGGACTGATCCACGCGTGAAGAAGATTCTGGACGGGTGGTCACAGCAGAAGAAGGCATTCAGGCTTATTCGCAGATGGACTTTCCGCGGCAAGGGCATCAGGATTGACATGTCAATGGTACGCTCTACTACCACAGATGCGAGCCGTGATTATCGTTGGGTAAGGAGCTTCCTGGAGAATAATATCTTCAAAAACCCCGTAGAATATGAGGTGGAAGTGGAGCTTCTTCGCGGAGATGATACTGCAACCGAGGCCGGTGCAGTAGGTTGTCTCATTCGCGGGATTGGCGAGGTTGCCCGTGCAATTCAGAAGAACACACTTCTCATTCGTAAATCTGTGGCAGCGAAGGTACTGGAATCCTACAAGGCACTCAATGATGGATCAGATCGTTTCCGTGGCGTGAGCCCTGTTACACTTGAACATATAAACATGGTCGCCGAGGTGGATGATGCGGAGCCAAATATTAGGACCGGCTATAATGTAACAGACAAGGCAGATGGCCTGCGTGCACTCGGTTATTGCAATAGTGAGGGTGAGCTCTATCTGATCGACATGGGTATGAATGTCTATAGGACTGCTCTTCGCTCCGTCGCCTGTGCAGATTCCCTTGTAGATGGTGAGTGGGTTACCCGCTCGAAGGACAATGTAGCGATTAATCATTATCTGATCTTCGACATCTATAAGGCAGCAGGAAAGGAGAATGTTGCGAAGCTCCCATTTGCAACTGAATCCGCCGCGGATGAGAGTAGGTGGAAGCATCTGAATGCATGGATTGGTGCCTGGAAGGAGGGCATGGGTCCAGCCACCGCAGCAACTGGTCTGACTGAACAGACTAAACTCCAGGTGAGCCTGAAGAAGTTCCAGTTTGCATCTGCAGGTACTGACATCTTCGCAGCATGCAGCCGCATTCTGGATATTCCACACATCTATCACACTGATGGGCTAATTCTGACGCCCAATGCTACACCTCTTCCAGAGAAATCTGGCGACACCTTCTATGAGCAGTTCAAGTGGAAGCCCGCCAAGGATAATACGATTGATTTCCTGGTAACATATGAAAAGAGCGCAGATGCACTGACAATTGACAAGATTGCAACTGGTATTCATCCTGATTCAGGGGAGACCGTTCGCTTCAAGACTCTACGCCTCTATGTTGGTGCAGCGAAGGATCCTATCTATGATGATCCTCGTCTGACTATTCTGAACGATGAGCCTATTGGTGATGCAAGCAAAACGAAGGCAGCATATCAGCCGATTCCATTCAATCCAATTGACTTTCCTGATACAATGGCCAATATTTGCTACAGGGAAATCAGTATCGATCCCGAGTCTGGCGAGGAGTTTGTGACAACGGAGGACAGCAGTGAACCAATTCCTGATAGGTGTATTGTTGAGTGTCGTTATAATCCGAATGCTGCACCTGGTTGGAGATGGGTTCCTATGAGGATTCGCCACGATAAGACAGAGCGTCTACAGAGGAAGCAGATTGGACGTACACTGAATAGCGAGAAGGTCGCGGTGAGCGTCTGGAATTCAATCCATGATCCAGTAACGGAGCATATGATTCGCACTGGCGCAGAGGAGCCAGGCATTAGTGGTGGAGCCGCTGCTGCGGCTGTTGCAGAAGAGGTCGGCAAGCGCTATTATGAGAGGAAGGAGCCAGAGGAATCCCTGGAGATTGTGCGCGGTCTACGTGATTTCCATAATAGGGTCATTAAAGAGGATATCCTCTACAAGACGATTCTTGCAGGTGGAAGAAAAACTCTGGTAGATGTTGCATGTGGTAAGGGCGGTGATCTGCAGAGATGGCGCAGGAAGAATGCAGCCTTTGTGCTGGGCGTGGATACAGCAGGTGACAATATTCGCAGCCCACAGGACGGTGCCTATAGGCGCTATCTGAATACGCGCGTGCAGATGTCAAGTAAGCGTATGCAGAAGGGCGGTGTGAAGCTCGTACCGCCTATGGTATTTGTAATTGGCGACAGCAGTAAGCATCTAGTGAATGGGGAGGCCGGTGCAACACCACAGGAGGCGGATATGTTGCGTGCAATCTTCGGCCAGACAGCACCTACAGGGCCAGTTCCTAAATTCGTGGAGACGGTTGCTGCGGGTATTCTGCGTCCTGGCGCGGATGCAGTCTCATGTATGTTTGCACTGCATTACTTCTTCGAGAACAAGGATATGTTGGATGGATTCATTGAGAATCTGCGCACTGTAGTGAAGGTTGGTGGATATTTCGGCGGCTGTTGTTTCGATGGCCAGAAAGTATTCAATCTGCTTCGCTCCGTTGAGAAGGGGCACAGTAGTGTTGGCATGAATGGTGATAAGCCTATTTGGACAATTACAAAGGAGTATGATGCGGAAGAAATCCTTGCAGATGAGAGTAGTGTAGGCATGGCGATTGATGTGGAGTTTATCACAATTGGTGCGAAGCATCGTGAGTATCTTGTCTCTTTCGATTATTTCAAGAGTCGTATGAAGGAGATTGGATTTGAACTGCTCAATAGTGCCGAATTGAAGGAGCTTCATCTACGTGAGAGTACTGGCACATTTGATGCCACATTCAAGAAGACCTCGAAGGCGGATGAGAATTATTCTATGACTGATGCAGTGAAGGAGTTCTCTTTCTTGAATCGCTGGTTTGTATTCAAGCGTCGCGCGGAGCTGGGTGTGCGGCCTATAGAGGAGGCAGTTACTGCTGCTAAAGTTGCTCTGGGAGATGCAGAGGCTATGGCGCCAGAGGCTGCAGGGGCTGCAGGAGTGACGGCAAGTGCAGCAGCTGGTCCAGCCGATGCAGATAGGAAATACATGTCTGCCGAAATTCTCCTGGTACATCCTCGCGCAGCGCTTATTGATTCTCTTCGAATTGGTGATAAGGGCGCTGCTCGCTGGCTGTCTCTCAATGCGCCATTCCCTATAGAGGACAAGGAGAGTGGAGTACAATACCCAACTGTTGAGCACTACCTGGCAGGTATGAGGCTGAAGAATGCGGGTGGTCGTGCAGATCTGGCTGCGAATCTCTTTAGTGAAGCTGGCAGTATTCATCAGAAATATCTGGGCAAGAGGAAGCTGGAGAAGGTGAGCGAGGCACGCGATTATGAACTTCTGGATGAGGAGGCTGCGGATGTTGCAAAGGCTCTGAAGCCAACTGCTCTTCGCTCCTATGGTGTGAAATTCGATGAAGCAATGTGGGCCAGCATTAAAGACAGTATCCTAGTAGATGCTATTAGGCAGAGATGGGAGCGTGATGCACGTTTCCATAAGATTGTAGAGGCTGCACGTTCACTCAATCGCTATATTCTATATTACACTGGGCCTAGTGCAGGCAATGAATTGAGTGGTGTACATAAACCTGATGGGCGCATTGTAGGTGAGAATAAGGTTGGTAAGGCGATCATGGAGATTGCGAACTTTACTGCGTAAAGGCTCGCAATCAGGGAACTTGCCGAACTTTACTGCGTAAAGGCTCGCAATCAGGGAACTTGCCGAACTTTACTGCGTAAAGGCTCGCAATCAGGGAACTTGCCGAACTTTACTGCGTAAAGGCTCGCAATCAGGGAACTTGCCGAACTTTACTGCGTAAAAGGTCCAGCCCTCCGCATAAATTAAAAACAGACATACACCTTATAGGTCTATTTTTAATCATCTTTCTTTCCAAAATTTGATATGGCACAACTAGACCAAGAACAACTTAAGATACCCATAATATCACCCTATTAGGACAATGGCAGCCCCTTGGCAAATTCTGTGGAAAAAGAATGAGCATCCGCGCGATAAGGATCTAGTGTTTCATGAGCCTACTCATACATATTACATTAAAGGGAGCTCAAAAAATGTAATCTCGGTGACTGGATTTGTTCACCAATTCTGTGGTCATTTCGATGCAGATGGGACTATTGACAAGATGATGCGGTCGCCGAAATGGCCACAGAATAAGATGTATGGAAAGACGAAAGAGGAGATCAAAGCAATTTGGAATGAGAATGGCCGAGTTGCATCAGAGGCTGGGACAGCGATGCATTTAGCGATTGAGATGTATTTGAATGACGCGGCACATCTTATCCCTGCAGATGTACTTGCATCAGTAGAGTGGAAGTATTTCATGAAATTCTGGAGTGATCATGGTCATGATTTGGAGCCCTATAGGTTGGAATGGGAGATTTGGGTGGAGGAACTCTTTCTTGCAGGATCCTTGGATGCAGTCTTCAGGAGAAAATCAGATGGGCGATTTGTGATTTATGATTGGAAGAGGTCGAGGGAGATTAAGACGGAGAATCCATGGCAGAGTTGTCTGGGGCCGTTGAGTCATTTGCCTGATACGAATTACTGGCATTATCATATGCAGCTGAATGTGTATAGATATATCTTGACGAAATATTATGGCCTAGATATTGCAGAGTTATATCTGGTGATTTGTCATCCAGATAATAAATCTTATAAAAGAATGCGCTTGAATATCCTGGAAGATGAAGTTGAGAGCATGATAGATGCTAGGAGAAAAGCCGTTGCTGGCGGATTTAAGCAGGTTGTTGTCTTTGATGAGGATGAGGAAACCTCGGCGAGTAGCGGCAGTGGCTGTGCAATTAAATTGTAGGGTGATTTAGAATTCGAAATTTTCTAGAGATGGGGGCTTATATTCCTCCTCTGCTGCCTTTGCTGGCATGGTGGCTCTATTAGCAAGTGCGGAGGCGGTTGCTGCTGGCTTCTGCTGGGGTTTAACGACTGGCATCTTTTCTTCTTCACTTTCCTCTTCATTGCTAGATGATAGAGAAGAGTTATTTGCTGCAAGCATTTGTTTTGTTACTGGTGGCTTGGCACCAACTGCTTTACTTGCGGCTGCTGGCGCTGCTGTTGTTCCGAATGTAACTTTACGCTGGGTGGCTGGCTTTGCTGCGGCTGGCACTGCTGCGGGCTTGGCAGCAACTGATGTGACTTGCTTGGCAGCTAGTGTCGCAGCTGCTGTGGCTGGCTTGGCGGTTACTGGCATAGCGGCTGGCTTGGCGGCTAGTGTCGCAGCTGCAGAAGCGGGGGCCTTTATACTTGGTTGCTCAACTAATTCATTTTCAGACATAGATTCTTCATTTCTGGCCTCTTCCTTTTTAGGTATTGCAGTGGTACGAAGGAGTGCATTCAATTTAGAAATAGGAGGCATTTCTATCTCTTCATTTGAGGACTCTTCTGAAATCTGGGTTTTCGGCCTTATAGTGAATTTAGGAAGTTGTGTTAGTGGCTTTGCTGTGGCAGGTGCGGCCACTGCGGCTGTTAGTGGCTTGATTGTGGCAGGTGCGGCCACTGCGGCTGTTAGTGGCTTTGCTGTGGCAGGAGCGGCTGCTGCAGCAGTGAGAGGCTTGATTGTGGCAGGTGCGGCCACTGCGGCTGTTAGTGGCTTTGCTGTGGCAGGTGCGGCTGCTGCAGCAGTGAGAGACTTCATTGTAGCAGGTGCGGCTGCGGCTGCAGCAGTGAGAGGCTTCATTGTAGCAGGAGCGGCCACTGCGGCAGTAACTGGTTTCATAGTAGCAGGTGCGGCGGCTGCAGCAGTGAGAGGCTTCATTGTAGCAGGTGCGGCGGCTGCAGCAGTGAGAGGTTTCATCGTAGCAGGAGCTGCTGTAGTAACTGGTTTCATCATTGCGGGCGTGGCAGGAGCAGCAGCAGGAGCAGCGGCAGCGCTAGCACTAAATTCTGGAGCAAAGTCTACTTCACTAGATGGTGCTGCCCTGCGCAATATCCTCTTCGGTTTAACTTCTGGAGCACCAGCAGCAGCACCAGCGGCAGCAGCACTTGCCACACCAGCAGCAGGAGCAGCCTTACGTAATTGCACAAGTATAACTCTTTCAGGATCACTCCATATATCACGCATTATAGCAGGCAATGATTTCACCCTAACAGGTGCAACTCCTTCATATTCAATAAGTAAACCAACCCTATCAGGAAGGACAACTATGCATACAAGCGAATCATAAATACCCTGTAGTGGCCGTGCAATCATAACAGATGGCTCTTCGCCACGTAAGTCAATCTGTGCAAGTGGCTGCTTCTTCTGTTTAACATATGATACAATATTCGCACGATCAAATGCAACTGCATCAGCCGCAACACCAAATTCTTCAAGGCCGCCTTCCAGGATAGATGCCAGATCACCGAGTCCGCCTTCTGCCTCCCAGAAAGTCAGATCACTATCCGCCCCAATAAATTCAGCCAGCCTGTCAGGAACTCTCTCGCCAGCGCCAGCATCGTCAGCGCCAGCATCCACCGCCTCCTCTACACCCATCTCCTCAAAGTGTTTCGCCTGTTCAGGATGTTTTGCAGACCAGTCCAGACGCAGAAGACTGAATGGATCGGCAGTCTTTTCAGGTATAATCATCTGATCACCCTCGCGCACAGCCTCTATGACACTAGATAATTCAGACACTTCACCACGAAGGATCTGCCGCCTCCTATTAGGAAATCTCACAAGTTCATCAATCACACGCTTAATAAATAACATCGGGGTGGAAACCTTCCGTTCAGACCCAACAGGTGCCTCCGCGTCAACATGCAACCTGCACATACCATCTTCGCTGCTCCAGCTACATGCGCCATTGCATGACCCAGCCTCTCCTATTAGGCGACAATCCTTTCTCAAAAATGAAGTAGGC